TTCCGATCTGCCTGCCGCGAGTGATTTCCGAATCATTTCCCCGTTGATCCGAAAGCTTTGTCAGCTGGATTAAGCCAACGCAAAATGACAGGCACAACAGCTGCCACGCCACCCATTGCCATCGCCTTGATGTCTCCACCGGCCATGTACACGGCCAGCGCAGCTGCTAGATATGAGCGACCCCATGAGGCCGCAATCGCTTTTGCTTGTTCCATTATTTTTCTCCTTTTGGTCGATCCGGTAAATCACCGGAAAATGGCTCATAAGCTGGCCGGCCGTAACCGACAACAAATGAGCGTGCTCCCAAAGTTCTTGATTTCACCATGACTTCTCCACCATTGCGCTGATCTCCACCGCCTGATGTGTTGCCTTCGATTGTCACGATCTGTTTTTCTGAACAGCGAATCACCAAGCCAATGTGATTGATTGTTTCTTTGTCATCGATAATGAAATCAAAGAAAACAAAATCACCAATCTTTGGTGTTGTGTGCCATTGCTTGGCTTTTTTAAATGCCTCTGCTCCAGCTCTTGTGCTGACAACATTTGGCACTTTCACGCCACTTTCTGAGGCACACCAATTCAAGAAACTTCCGCACCAAGGCAATTTATCGGCTTTCATAAATTTGCCGTACTTTGTCTCATTGTTGCCGGTTTCAGCTGTACCCACCTCAGCGAGTGCGACCTGAATTAAGCGCGGCAATGTGCCTTGTGGAAATGTCATGACAGCAAAAGCTTCGCTTCTGATTCGCTTATGCCTAACTTCTCTAAAAGAGCAGCTTTATCAACTGCTTTTAATGCTTCGGCTTCTTCTCGCGCTGCTTGATCTGCTTTGTCGGTTTCCCATTGCGCTAATTCCTCAGCGTTCATTTCTCGTACGATCAGTTCATTTGTTTCAACATTGTGAATTGTAATTGTTGGATTAGTCATTAGTTAACTCCGTATAAATAGATTGTTCCACCATTAAAAGTTCTGCTTCCATAACTGTCAAAAATAGTTATAGATGTTAGAGCCGCAGTGCTAGTTGTATCCATCAAGCCGCCAAAACCCTGATAAGTCTCACAGTTACCGCTTGTTAAATCACCCATGCCGTAATAGCGAACAGCAGTAAATTTGTTGTAGGTATAATTGTCAAACTCGACTGTAAGACTATTGTTGAGGCTTGAATAATTGACTGTGGAACCGTTCATGCGGATACCTGTGTAACTTGCCGCGCTCGCATAAACTGTTGCTGATGCCGCTGCAAGACTGTTATAACTATAAACTGAACCTGTAATGCCGTTTAATCTCATAGTAAAAATAAAACTGTTAACTGCCGTATTTGTTGCACCTGAAATGTACATAATAAGTTTTTTGTAAGTTTGTGGAATAGATGAGAGTGTTACAGATGTGCCGCTGAGAGCTGTTGATGAGATTAAAGTCATACCACCGCTTGCAGCCGTAGCCCATTTTAAACCTGTTGCAGTTGATGAATCAGCGGTCAAGACTTGATCGTTAGAACCAACGGCAAGTCGTGCTGGTGTTGATGTGCCCGTTGCCGCATAAATGTCACCTTTGGTCGTTAGCGTTGCCTTTTGCGTGGCCGCGTCAGCGTTGGTTTTCATTTGTGTATCGACAGCTTGACCAAATACCTCAAAATCCGCTGGCAAATCCGTGACCAAATCGGTCGATGTCGGCATTTGGAAATTGTAATTACTCGTGGGGTTTGTCACTTGTTTTCTCCTTACGCCACAATCGTGGCATTTGCCCAATCCAAAGTTGGATTGATTGTGCTCCATGTTTCTGTCACCGGTACATCGCTCCATTTCATGGCTTGCAATGAAAACGCAATCGGTGACAAAATCATTGAAACGCTGACCTCATTGTATCGGGCGGAAAATGTCCAGCCTTCAACGAAACCCAAATAATCGCCGGAACTCATATTCAACGGCAGATCGGAAATCTCCAGCGGCATACCCATGAAAACGCCAATCAAGGCATCCCGATCAGCATCATCAAGCTCGGGATTGGTCAGCTCAAATGTGATGTTGTTGAAATTGAATTGCGGATAAGCTCTCAAGGAAAGATAGAAATCGGCTTGATCCTCCGCATCGGCGGCATTGTGCAATGTTGTCGTGATGATTTGAGCCAATTGGCCATACAAGCCAATTGATGTGGCATCGGTAGCAGATTTTTCTGATGATGATGTGGCATCGTATTTGATCGTGATTGAATTGCGAACATCGCCGGCACGCTGCTGGATGCTCAAGCCCGTGCCAATGGCGTGGTTGGCTGTCAGCTCAACATAACCATTTGCCGCCAAATATGTTGTTCGATGAGTACTATCAGCATATCCGATTTGTCCGGTGCCGGATTCAAAGATATAACCCAACCCGGATGTAGCTAAAGCTGAAACCAATGAATAAACATCCGTTCGTTCGCTTGATCTAGCTGCCAGCTCATAATTGCCTGGGCGATCAATTTCACCCAATCCTGAGTTTTGGGCATTTGCCCATGTGACTGTTGGCGAATATGTTGCCCATGTTAAAGCTTGTGGCACCTCTTGCCAAGAATCAAAAAGCAATGGAAATAAAACATCATAAATTTGATCGCCATCAAAATCTTTTGAAAGCACCCCATCGGTCAAGGCTTTTGGCAATCTAGCCAAAGCACCCAAAGCAATGATGTTGATGCGCTGTGCGTAATCGACCGAGCCTAATTCAGCGACCGAAATACCTACCTCTACAACCGATCCACCAAAGATTGGCACAAATGTATTTGTCGAATCTTGGAGCTCGATGGTGAGTGAATCATTGATCTCAATTGGTACATTTGATTGATCAAGGTTAATAATTTGGAGATTTGTATAGCCGGCCTGCGGTTGCTCATAAATGTTTGTTCGGCCGGATGTTATGGTGAGATTGGCCAAAATGGCGGTTTGATATTGCACACCACCAATGATTACTCTCCAAACAGGATTAAAAATGGTCATGGAAATTGCAATGATCCTGCGCCACTTGTGCCGCGATAATAAGAATTGTTAAGCGTATCCACAATTGTGCGAGCTGTGCCTTCGGAATCTAATGCACCATTAACAGTCAAATTGATGGTTGGCTTAGAAGCGGCCATAATGCCAGCTAATGAATTTGTATTGACTCCTGATGTGCCAAATTGGAAAGGTTGATTTGAAGCGGCCATAATGCCAGCCAGCGATGTGGTGTTGGCACCAAAGACATCAAACGCACCGGCCACATCATCAACAACCTTGGTCACCTTTTTTGCAATTGTTGTAAGGCCTCCGCCGGTGCTAGTGCCACCGGTGCCAGTAAGACCACCTGTGCTTGTATTGCCACCGGTTAAACCGCCGCCCGTGCTGCCTGTGACCCCGGTGCCTAAAACTGTACCTGTGCTGAGCTGCAAATTACCTAATGCGCCTGTTTTTGTGCTGCCGGTACTTGAACCAATTTTGCCAATAGGTGAAATATCGCTGCCGGGCTTAACAAGATTGATACCTTTAATGGCAATATTGATTAGATCAATTGCTGTATTGATCAATCCTTGCAATGCACCAACAACATTTGCCATGACATTTAAAACAATGCTTGCGAGCTCTCCAATGAGCTTAAATGCTGCACCGATTACTTCGCCGATGATTGGAGCGGCTTTTTTGACAACATTAAAAAATTTCTCAAATTCATCTTTGTTCTCAACAATTGTCTCTTTAATTGAATCAAAAGCTGATTTAAAACCTTCAAAGATAGGTTGCACAAAACCTTTAATTCCATCTGCAACATTGGTCAGCGTGCCACCCAAACCATCTGAATTGTCTCCAAAAGCTGCCGCTACTTTCTCAACAATTGGGATGACCTTTTCTGAGAAAAATGTGGCCAATTCTAAAACGATGGGCAATAAAGCCTCGCCAATAGTTACTTTGGCATTTTCAAGCTGAGCCGTAAGAATTCGAGTTTGATTAGCTAGGCCATCGCTAGTGCGAGCAAAATCTCCTTGAGCTGCGCCCGTTTGTTGATAGATAAGAGCTTGAGCTGCCAAAACTTTTTGCTGTGGTGTTAATGCCTCTTTTGTTGTGTTGATAATTCCCAAAGAGAGTGCAGCTTGTTTGAGTGAGGCATCATCAAGCAAAACGCCATAAGCTCTTAGTGGCTCAGCTTCTCCGCGTAAAGCCGATCCAATCGCATTGATTGCTTGCTCCGGTGAGGTGTTGTTAAATGATGCAAGATCCGATGACAGTTTGACAAAGTCAATTGAAAATTTGCTCAAATCTTTTCCGCTTAGACCGGCAGATCGCCCGAAAGTCGCAAATGTTGCGGCTGCATCTAAGGCTTGTTGTTTTGTCTGGCCTAATGATGTAGCGGCTCCATCTGCAAATTTTTCAATGTCTTTGGCTGTATCCCCAAATAAAACATTGACTTTGGAAATTGTCTCGCCCAAATCGCTGGCAGCCTTGACAGCATCAACGCCAATTTTGATTGCCATTGCTCCGGCGGCAGCTGCAACAGCTGCAAAAGCCACAGCGGCTTTTTTACTAAAATCACCAATTTTGCCGGCAAATCCATCAACATCTTTTGAGCCTACATTGAGGCTCTTTTTTAATTCATCGACATCTGCAAGGATGGAGAGTTTGAGCGTTCTACTATCTCTGGCCATCACCACTCCTTCAAAATCTTAGAAAATGCTTTTTCCCACTCGGCCACAATGTGCGGCTGTTCGGCTCTTAAAGTTGGATAAATAAAATAACCCCGTGATCCGATGCCGCCGGGAGCTCTGCCAGACCAAATTGGGAATTGCTTGTATTTGGTTGATCCAAATTCATAGCCGCCCCAAAGCTTTTGAGTTGTGCCCCCACCACTAAATTTTTGAGACACAAAGCCAAAGCTAATTTCGCCAACCTTTGATGATTTGCTTACGCGTGAACCTTCGGCAATGCGAGAAGCTGCACGATTTGGCCTACCACTTGCCGCGCTAATGATTTTCGATTGGACATAAGTAGCCAATCCATTTGAAACGCCTTTGGCTTCGGCAACAGCGGTTTCATCCATCGCTTTAAAAGCTCGGATGATTCCGCGCAAATCACTCTTGTTGTAAGTGATCGGATCAGTTGCCATTTTGAATCCTTAATATCTCAAATGCAGTTAAAATATCTTCGGCCGTTTGAAACTCTGATCGTGACAATCCCGTATGGATAGCCAATTCCCAAATGATCCGGTTTATTGATCCGGATTCGTAGCTTTTGGGTTTTCGGTTTCTCCCATGCTTATGTCAGTTACAGTTTCGCACCACACTTCAAATGGCTTGACAGGCTTTCCAGCCGCCTCGCGCTTGCTTGCGTGATACGCCAAAAACATAAGATCAGCAATTCCAAGTTTGTCGGCAACTTGCTGAATTGTGTTTCCGGTTTTTTGTTCCCATTTCATCCACTCCGGTGGGAGTGCTATGTAAGTAGCACTCTCTCCGGATGTGAACTCAATTGTGATTGGTAGTTTCATGCTCCCGATTCCTTATCTCTTAGCTAATTGTCAAAACAGGTGTTGTGACACAGGTAAATGCTAATGAAACTGTTTGTGCATCCGGTGCGGTGCCTCCAGCTGATGGCAAAATCGGCTGCACATCAAATGCAAATGATGCACCTGAATCTGCTCCGAAAATTACCGAAAGCCCGGTGTTTGGCGCGCTTGTTGCAGCTGTCCATAATTCTTCACACAGCGATCCGGCTGCGCCCCAATCGGCAAGCATTTCAACGGCAAATGTGCCTTGAGTGTCGGTCGTAAAATACGCCTTGCCATCAAGTGTCTGATATGTGTTGATCGTTGAATCAACAGTTAATGTTGCTGATGTGGCTTGAGCATCGAAACTATCACCAGCAATGGTGAATGTGATATCTCTGCCCGTGATGATTGTTGTTGGCATGATTTCTCCTTAGTTGGTGTAGTAGGTGCTTACTTGTAAATCGGCTGTGAGGTATTTGCCCGCGCCAACTTCCAATGGTTGAGGTTGATTGACATTGCCGACTTCATAGCCGCCGGGCATTGTGCTGATGATGCTGATCATCAATTGTTCAAGATTGTCCAAAGCTGCTGCATTGTTGGAATATCCCACAACGCCGGTCACAGTTAAATTGACTTTGACCTTTGTTGTTGATCCGTTGATGATAAGACTTTCCAAATATGGCGCATCCGGGATTAAACATATGCTTGGTGATGTCATTGTCTCTGGGATGCCGTTGTACACATTGGCAGCAATTGATGAAAGTGCCGTTTTCAATGGTGTGCGGATTGCGGATTCGATACTCATTGGCACATCGTTTCAACATCTAAAAATGGCCCGAGTAAGCCAATCACTCTGTTGCTCAAGCTGCGGCCGAGAATAAATGGTGACGGCTGAAAATTATCTGACATGATTTGGTTGCCCGGAGCTGTGATGCTCTGAAAAATCTCAACGGCAACAACCAAGATTGCATTTTCAATTGGTGGTGTAGATGCGTAAAGCTGCGCGGCTGATGCACCGCTCAATGTTGCTGTTGCCGCCGGAATAAATGGCAGCGGATAATCACGATTGGCTGCGGCTGTTGCAGCTGTAAATGTGTAAGGCTCAATACGATCATCGGTGACTGTATAAGTCGCGTTGTATATACCTGCCCCGGTAACAACAACGGATTGACCCGGCACAAAATAATTTGGCCGCTGTGTGGTGAAATAAATGACGGATTCATCCACATTTGCAAAAGTCACCGATGATTGGTATTGCGTAAGTAAAGGCAAAATCGTCTGCTCAGCGGAATCTATGTAAGAATCCAATTGAGCATCACTATACAAGGAAACCGAGACACCAAGAATTGCTCTCAGCTGTGAGGCTGTAACGATTGCTGGCATCTCGGTTCCTTTCGTATCAGCGATGTTCGGGAGCGACCATCACCGATGATTGATTGTTTATTTAAGCGATGTTATTGAACTGTGCACCATTTGGCACCTTGGCAGCTAGTGCGCCATAGCCGTAGTACAGGATGTCAATTGTTCCATCGCTGTTGATGTTGCTGCGTAGCGTAAATCGTGGAGATTCATACCATGTGTAAGAATCTGGATTGACAACGACCATTGAAGAATCGCCGGAAGCTGTTGTTGTACCAGCGTTACCAAATGAGCGTGAAACATAAAGGTTCAGACCCGGTGAAACTACACCGCGCAATGAATCTCCGCGAACATTTCCAGCTGCATTGCTAGGTTGCGCTGCATTGTATAGAGGTGCTCCATTGTCGTTGTAACCCATGATATTGCCCCATTGAGTTGGTGAAACGATTAATGAACGAGCAAAACCAAGTGATGAGCCATAAACAGCTGCGGCTGCCTGAGATGTGTATCCCAAGAATCCTGTTGCTGTATTTGCTGCCTGTGCTGTCGTTGTAGTGACTGCCGCTTGCATTGCTGCAAGTGCATATTCATCAGTCTCTTTTGCATAAGCAAATTCAAGATTCTGGAGCAAAGCTGTTAGGTATTCTGGACGGCTGCGGTCGATCAATTCTACTGTTGAAATTGCACGGCCTTTAAACGGCTGTACAGATACAGAAAGAAATGTTGCAGATAGTGATGATTCTGCAATTGCATCGTTTTCATTGATTGGCAAAACTGTTGGAACAGCGGTTACTTTTGGCAACTCGAAGGTCATACCCTCGGCCACTAAAGTTTCACGGCTGATGCCATCGATGCAACCGCGATCAGCGTTTGCAAGTGCATTGATAACCTGTGTGCTTTGTGGTGTTGGAATCATGCCCGGTGCTGTTGATGTTGTGTTATCGGCAGCCTTTACATATTGGCGTGAATCCTCATCATGCAAAACGCTTGCGCGTAGGTAGTGCTCAAGGTATGAAACCTTGTCCACAATTGGTGAGCGTGGTGCTGTGTAGTAAGCCGGGCGTGATGCCTGAACAGGTGCGGTGACTTCTGGAGCTGCTACCGGTTCAACGGCAGGAGCGGCTTGTTCGGTAGTGTTTTCCACTTTGTCTCCTTCATTTTGGTTTGTTGTATCTGTAACTGTTTCAGTTTCAGAATCTTCTGATGCGGCTACCTCAGAAACGCGTGCAGATCGCACGGCGGGTTCAGTAACCAAAGCGACAGCTGTGAGCTGCCCATTGAGCACCTTCATGGTGCCATCTTTTTGCATTTCGTAATTGTCTACGGCCAATTCAATTGAGAATCCATCGCGTAAACCTTCCATTGCCTCTGTGAGTGCATCGGTGCCGGCTGTTGTGTTAGCAATTTTGAAAGTCGCTGTCATTTCTTTGTCGTTCACAGACATTGCAACGCTGCGCCCAATTCTGCGAGTGTTGTCATGTTCAAGGTTTAAGAAAACATCATTTGGCTGAATTGATCCACGAGCAAAAACAACCTTGCCGGTTGATGCATTTGCGTGCTCATTGAAAGCAACGATGCGACCGCTGATTGTGCGTGCATCTGAATCAGCTGCCGTGATTTGCATTGGTGTTGTTAGCTTCATGAGATCATGTCCTCCATTTGTCTAATTTCATCGGTTGTGATTGCACCGATGTCAAATAAAATCTTGTAAATCTCTGCACGCTCTTTTTCTGATCCGCGCAAGTAGGCCTTCAAATCAAATTCCACGCGCTGTGTTGATGGCGTAAAATCTGGCATTGAAAGTCTTGAGGATATGCTGTTCATTAGTGGAAGCAGTGAAAAATCCAAAAGAGTTTGACGCGCCGTCTGGGCGTTTTGATAGGTCATGGATGATCCAGTCGGCGCATCAATAAAGTAGGCCGGAATTCCCACGGCTCGTGCAAGTTCGGTTGCAATGATCTCGCGTGCAGCATTGAGGCCAATTTGCTCCGGTGTAAATCCAACTGTTGTCAATTCAACATCTGCATTGAGAAATGCGGTGCCGCGATTTCTACGGGCTGCGCCCCATGCATCTAAAAGTTTTGCAATGCGATCCGCTGGCAATGCCGTGCCATTTGATTTCAAAACCATTGATGGCACCGGTTCGCGTGCATACATAACGGCAGCTCTTTCAAGCTCTGCACCTGCACGGATTGTGCGACCCGCGCGATTCAATAAACCTTCATCGTTGCCATAAAACACAACAAGTGATCCAACACCGGACATTGGAACACGCGATCCATCAACTGTGTAATACTCAATCTGCGTGCCAATTGAATTTAAGAAAACACCGACACGATTTGGAGCAACGCGCCACATTTGGCGCACGCGGCCAGTATCGGCAAATAGATCAATCACCTGAAAATAACTAAACCCCGTAAAAAGTAAATCTTCACACGCCCACACCCATGATGCGGCTCCTGGTACTCGCTTATCCGGATCGGAAATCACAACGGGTTGATCAATGATTTGACCCGTGGTTTTGTCACGAGTTACTAAAGGAATTGTTGCAATTGAATTGCAAATCATATTTCGTGCGCGAGCAATTGCCGGCACACTCATTGCTTCTTCACGGCTTGCAAGATAATCAGCTCCACCAAATGGAAAAAATGCATCAAGTGTTGGAGCCGGGCCGATCTGTGCAGCTATGTCAGCACCGCGCGATGGCGCGATTGTTTCAATGGTGCGCTTTCGATCAAATAATCCCATGAGAGCATTTTCTCAAAATGTCAAGCATCAACCCACTAAAATGTCTATTTCCGTTTCTGGGCGTGTCGCAAAGTGTGTGACCAATGCTGATGCTACGGCGGCACAAACCGCCGATTGACTTGCACGCCTTCCAATGACCCAGCCACCATCGCCACGGCGCAATTGCACAGCTGAAAGGATTTGCTCCGTGAGTGAGGCTTGATTTCGGTGCTTGAGCCTGCCGCTGTTAATTGCTCCCAAAAGCTCATCACAACTTTGTGGGTAATCGCTGTCCATGTCATGGATTGGAATACCTGCCGGCTGTAATCGAGCAGCAACAGCTCCGGATGTTCTACGGCTGTACAACAGATACTCAATCGGATATTTGCGGCAATAGCTCGCCGCATCATTGGCAATTGCCCGATCATCTAGCTGGATGGTGTTTTCCCATGTATGCAACAGCTTCACAACAAAACTCTCATTTTCAAGCTTTTGAGCTGCTACCAATGCCGCGTGCTTTCGATCCGGTGAAATGTCAATGGCCATCCATGTAAGCTTCTCATCATCAAGATCGACAGTTTCATCGCCACACTCTTGCCACTCTTTAGCTCCGACCACACTAGAGATTGTCTGCACAAATCTGCACAAAACCTCTGTCATGATTATTTCGGGAGGATCATTGAGGATTGCCCGGAGATTGTCCGGGTGCATTGTTATGCCTAAAGCTGGATTACATGAAGCTGCATTTTCAAATGAGATTTCATCTGTGGGAGCCGACCACTCAAACCATCCGATGTCATCATCTGCACCTGATGCAGCTGCCAAGCCTCTTTCGCGTAGCATTTGCAAAACTACCGAGTGCGAGTCTCCGGCATTTGTAAAACCATTGACTTGAGGATTTTTTGCGGCCATGAGAGCAAAACGCAATGAGGCAAAAGATTCCAGATCGTGCATTTCGCGGATTTCGTCCAAATGCACAGTTGTGGGTGAAGCACCGCGAGCAGCTGAGCCGCCGGCTTTGATCAAGAATCGTGATCCATTAAGCAATTGGATTTCTTCGGCTCCATGTTGCCAGCGGATGCGCTTTACCTGAGCTGAGAGATCGGCGTGTTTTTCAATCATGGAGACAAGCTGCCTAAATTGCTCAAGAGATGTGACCAGCCGGTGAGCCGATGCGATCTGCAAGGATTCGTTCCACTCGAACATGCCCATCGCAATACGGGCGAGCATGTATGTGGATTTACCTTGTTGGCGCGGAAGCATGGCAATCG